GTAAACAATAGTGTAAACAAATATGGAGCAGTGTTTACTATAAATGTCGAACATTATAATTTTTTACATGTATTAATTCCAAAATTAAAAAGAAAATATATTAATTATACAAAGAAAATAAAAAAAGATAAAAACATATATGATCGAGTATGTAAGCAATATGAATTATCTTATCGTGAAGTAGATTTGTATTCAGAAAATTTTGAGATAAATATTAAAAAGTATGAATAAGAAAGAAAGACAACATTATGAGGGCCAGCTCGATAAAATGGACTTGACTGATTCTCAAAGAGATAGTTTCGATCATTCACCTAAAAGAAATTTAATTGATTTAGATTCATATCAAAATTCTGATACTTTCAGTTTACAGGGTTATAAATTAAGTAAAGTGTTAGATGATATTGTTTTAGCTCAATTTGTTGATTTAGCTGCCGACGGTGAGTCTGTTATTCGAAACGGTATTCATATTCCTTTAGCGCAAGTTAAGCGTACTTGGCGATTAGCAAAAGTTATATTAGTCGGCCCGGAGGTTAAGTATACTAACGTCGGTGATATTATTTGCTTTCCTGATGATAAAGGAATAAGAGCAGATAATATGTCAATTAAAGGATATGATAAGTCTCTTAGAGATTGTATTTTTATAAATGAGGAACGGTTTTTTGGTATTTGTGAAGAATTAGAAGATCATGATAACAAGCCTTGCAAGTCTTAAAGCTATATTATTAGATAAAGTATGTGAAGTTAAATTTGCAAGACGGAATTCTAAACCTGGTCGACCAGCGATGAGAAGAATGCTATGTACTAATAATATACCGCTTTTAAATTCAGTTGAAGGTCGTACCATTTTAAATTATGCCCCGCCGCGACAGGCACCAAGTTATAATCCTAATCAAGAAAATTTAATTATAACTTGGGATATATTAATGCAAGATTTTCGAACTATAAATTGCGATGTCGTAGATTTAATTAGTACGTTAGAAGCTGATCAAACGTTCTGGGTATATTTAACTGAAAAAATTTCTCCAATGTCAGCTGGAGATAAAATGAATTTTATGAATACATGAATTTCGAGCTTGTAGAAAATACATTAAAAGGTTTACTACTGAATAATGTAAAAATCACTTCTAAAAAAAGAATCTTAGGAACCGGTCAAATACTATTATATGAAATTAAAGATTTTAATATTCGATTAATTTTTTCTAATAATAAAAAAGTAGAATTACTTTATCCGTTTAATGTAATTGTAAAAGATAAAATACTATATTTTGATTATACATTGGAATATATACATCAAAATGATATTCTGTGGAGGCCTCGTGTTAATCGTTTAATTAAAAATAAACGGAACAAATATTATGATTTGCTTCTCTCTATAGAGATATTATAATATACATATGGGTCTTAAAAATTTCCCGAAAGGATATATTCCATCCTCAAGTCAGCAATATGCTATACCTAATATACTTGATGCGTTTAAGGAAAATAAGTTTGTTGTCATGCAAGGACCGACTGGCTGTGGAAAGAGTTTTGTCGCTAAAACAATAGCAAACGGATTACAAAAACTACCATCTAGGTTATCAAAGATAGTTTCTGATTATAGAGCATTTGATACCTCTTGGGATAACGGTAAATTAGTTTATGAATATGCAGATGATTTTGTAAATAAAAATTACGGCACATCGATATTAACAACAACAAAAGCACTACAGGATCAGTATACTAAAGATTTTGAAGATATAAAACCTCTTAAAGGTAAGAGTTCGTATATTTGTAATTTAGATGAGCGAAGCTTTGCAGACGCCGCACCGTGTATTTTTAGTTCTAAATTAAAAAGAGAATGTTGGGATTGTAATAGGTGTGATTATTATGAAGCTAAAAATAAATCTATTACTGCGAAGATAAGTGTAGAGAGTTATTCGAGCTTTTTTCATAAGCCTGATCATTTAAAATATAGACAGCTCATTGTATGTGATGAGGCTTCTGAATTAGAAAATATAATAGTTAGTCGGTTTAGTTGTAGTATTGAATTGAATAAGTTAAACAAGCACGGGTTTAGTTTATTGTATTCATCTAACAGAAAACGGTTTCATAATAATTTAATTAAATTACAAAGTGAATTAGAAGGAAGATATGTTGAGGTACTTCGAATGATTGAAAAGCATTCTGATACAATTAGCGACACTGTGAAGAAGGAATTTAAATTTATTGCTGACTTAAAAGGTGATTTGTTTCTTGTTATTGATACCTGGCAACAATCTGAATATATTATTAACAAAGCTTTTATTCATAATAAGAAATACATACAACTAATACCTAAAAAGATTGATGTACTAGCTCAACACTTATTTAAATATGCCGATAAAGTTCTTTTTATGTCTGCTACGTTTGTTGATTATAGGCGTGTTATGAGAAGTCTTGGAGTAGCAGAACAAGATTTTAAATATATAGACCTACCTTCGTCATTCGATCCAGTCCTTTCTCCAATTATATTTGGTACGTTCCAACTCTCAAAAAAGAATATTGATAGATTTTTTCCTAAAGTTGTTGAGTGTGTAGAGGAGATTCTAGAAGAACATAAAGATGTAAAGGGGTTAATTCACACTCAGTCAAATGCTTTAACATTAAAGCTAAAAGATCAATTAAAAGATGACAGAGTATTATATCGGATACGAGGTGATAAAGATAATATAGATATATTAACTGAACACTCTAACAGTCCTAAGCCTACTGTCTTAGCGAGCCCGTCATTAAATTTTGGAGTTGATTTAAAAGGAGATGCATCTCGGTTTTGTATTATTATTAAGTGTCCATGGCCTGACTTAGGAGACGTAAGAGTAAAGGAGATGTCAAAAAATGATTATAAATGGTATACAAATAAAATGTTTACTACGTTTATACAGCAGTGTGGTCGTTGTACTCGAGATGAAAATGACTATAGTACAACTTATGTAATTGATGCTGGCGGTATAAGAAAATTAATACCAGAGTACTTGAATTTGTTGCCAACATATTTTATAGATCGGTTTATTTAATAAATATTTATAATGAGAAGCCAATACTATGGTTTTGAGCTGAAAGATATGATTAGGCAGTTTATTACTGCCTTTAATGAAGTTATTATAAACAGATATAATAAAGGCAAGACAGTTGTTGATCAGCTCAAAGTAGGGTTTTATTATGGTCCTAAAGAAAGAGCATTACAAGATGTAGTTAATAAGGCTCAATCTTTAAAACTCCCTACAATTGCAGTTCATTATACGTCGATATCTAGAGATCCAGAAAGAGTCTTTAATAAGATACCTGGGGTTTATTATAGTAAAGCACCAACAGTAAGTGCCGGTGCGATGGATTCTGATTGGTTACAGATGCCTATACCGGTTAATATAGGTATATCAATGTCTATAATGACAAAATTTCAAACCGACATGGATCAAATCTTAAGTAATTTTGTTCCGTATAATAATCCTTATATTATTATAAGTTGGAAGGTACCATCGTCACAAAATTTAGCAAACGATTTGGAGATTAGAACAGAGGTATTGTGGGACGGTTCTTTAAGCTTGAATTATCCTATTGAAGTATCTGGTACACAACCTGCTAGAGTTATTGCTGATACAAATTTTACAATGAAAGGATGGTTGTTTAAAGGCCCGCCGTCAGAAGATACCCGGAACATCTTTACTATTGATCAGAATTTTGTTCCGGTGAGCGCATTTAATTATGAGTAAATTTATAAAATATGATTCTACGGTGACTAGTGTTACTGCAACTGGTGACTTTGATAATAGAGAGTTATCTGGCCGTCCAGAGTTTACTGGTGGTAATAAATATATAACTCTTGCTTCTGGTTTTTCTGGTTCTAGAACATTTGAAGGGTATAATTTTGACTCCTTGCAAGGAGTAATGTTAAGTACAATTGGCACAGCAGATCTTTTTCAATTTCAGCAGATTGGTGTTGGTAGTTCTGAGACGACGACTCTTCCATATTTATCCGGAGGCGCTACAATTACCCCAGCTCTGAGCGGTTATTTCTTAACCGCAGGTACAAGCGCTGGAACTTATGCATTAAATAACTATAATAGTATGACTGTTGTATTTCCAGCAGCTGATGTTACTGGTATTGTAGATGTAATACCAATTAATGCAGCTGGGTTTACAACATTAGCAGCTGATATAAACACAACAATAACAATAAATTAAGATGGCTGAAGACAGACAACAAGGTACATTCGGAAGAGGGTTACAGAAATTTATTCAAAATAATTTACCCTATAGGTCACCTGCGGCAATTATAGATGATGTAACTTTAGAGAATCCTAAATTTAAATCTTTCTATAAAGCAGGATCTTTACGTAAAGAATTATTAGCTCAGCACTCTATTATTGCGCCTAAAGTTCCTGATTCAGCCCATCCTATAGGTGCGTTTTTAGCGGATAGGATGTATAGTGAGTTAATGTATGCTACGCTTGATGTTGATAAGTATAGGCGCATTAGAGATTATAGAGTGATGGGTCAGTTTGCTGAAGTTGCAGACGCTTTAGATGAAATTTGTGATGAGTTCTTAAATGAAGATGAGCATGGTAATATAATTAATTTAGATTTAAGAAACGTTGTTGATTTTGATCCGTTAGTTAAAAAACAACTTAATAAAGAGTTTCATAAATTTATTAATTTGTTTGATATTAAAGAACGCGGCTGGGAGTATGTGAGAGGTATGTTAGTAGATGGTGAGCTTTACTTTGAAAATATTATACATGAAAAGCACATCAGTGAAGGTATACTTGGTGTTATAAATGTACCAGTACAAGCTATTGATCCGGTGTATGATAATTTTCAAAACATGCATATCAAAGCATATCTTCTTAGAAAAGCAAAACATCATAAAGAAGCTGACGAACAATTTACTAATCTGAAAGATAAAGATTTTATTCCAATGGAAAAGAATCAGATTACTTATATAAATTCTGGTACATGGAATGAAAATAGAACTTTTAGAATTCCTTTTATTGAAAATGCGCGTAGAGCTTATAGACAGTTATCTTTAATTGAAGACTCTATTATTATATATCGATTAGTTAGAGCTCCTGAGCGCTTAGTATTTAATGTCGATGTTGGTAATATGAGTGCTCCTAAAGCAGAGAGCTATATACGTCGCTTAATGCAAAATTATTGGAGTAAGAAGACATTTAGCTTAGATGAGAATAAAAGAGTAGATTCATTTAATCCACAATCAATTTTAGATGCTTATTGGTTTCCAAAGAGAGAAGGTAGTCAAGGTACAGATGTAAGAACATTAGCTGGTGGTCAAAACTTAGGTGAGCTGGAAGACTTAAAGTATTTTATCAAAAAGTTATATAAAGCTCTTAAGGTACCTACTAATAGAGTTGATTCTGAAAATTCTCAATATAGTGCAGATGCAACTGTATTAAGAGAAGAGTTAAAATTTGCTAATTTTATTGTTAGGCTTCAGCATCAATTTGCTGTTGGTTTAAAAGACGCTTTTATTACTCATCTCAAATTAAGAAAAATGTGGGATGATTTTGAACTAAAAGAGAATATATTTGATTTGACTTTTACGCCTCCTCGTAATTATTTTGAATTACGACGCCAACAAATAATGGATCTTAAACTTAATAACTTTACTAATGTTACTAGTAATGAATCTATATCTCAAGGGTTCGGTCAAAAAGAATATCTCGGATGGACAGATGAACAAATTAAGGCTAATAGAGAATGGCTCCGGAAGGATGCTGCCTTACAATTTGAATTAGATCAAATACGTGGCGGCGGCGCTGATTGGGCCGCTGGTACAGGCGCAGCTCCCGCGATCGGTGGTGATGCTGGAATGCCTCCACCTCCTCCAGGGGCCCCAGGCAGTGAGGTCCCGCCTCCTATGGGGCCGGCGGCTGGTGCGGGTGGTGGCCCGGGCGGTGTTCCTGGTACTCCTACACCAGAACCTACTCCTGGTGGTGAAACTTCAGCGTTGCCAACATAAATAATTATGTGGCCACTAGTACATGGACAAACGATTATTTAACAGCCGGTAGTCATTTATATTCTACACATCTTGCGAATACGGTTGATACTTTTACCGAAGCAGCTGATAGGATTACGTATTCTCTTGGTTACCCTATTGTTAATTTAGAATTACATGGTCATCAGATTTTTACTAATATAACTCAAGCTGTAGAAATGTTTTCTAAATTTGCTGGTTATACTTTAGAGCACTTGGTTGTTGATAGTAGCAAATATACTATTGGTAAAGGTTTAGATATTTCGGAATTATTTCTTCTTACTCCTGAACTGACCGCGACATATACCGATGAAGTTGAAGTCACTGTTTCACAAGACGTGATTACACCTCCTGTCACGGCAAAAACTTTTGATGATACCTTTTGGGAAGGTAGTCAAGAAGAGAGATTTATATCTTTATTTGAATTTTCGTCTTCTGATGAAGTTATTGATCCTTCTGATTATACATGGGTCATGACATTAGATGACGGTAATGCTCATATAGAAAAGACTATTGTTACAGCTAAGAGATCAATTAATTTAGCAATATCAGGTGTCGAAGTTTTCGACACGAACTATGGTACGTCTAAAACTACAACAACTGATATGTTTACAATGAGCGTTATTCCTGATATTCCATTGGAGCCACATCCAGAAGCAGGAGGTACTAGTTGTTATGATGGTGTCCTTGCAGACGGTGGTACTCCAGATCCTGATAGTAATGCGGTTGCTTGTACTTATACTAATGCTGTATCAGTTGGTGTTGTGTTAAATACCACTACTACACAAGGAGGATCAATTCAAGGCACCCGGAATGTTATATTAGATGATACTACTACCTTACAACAACTCACCGCGACATCACCTTCAATTGGTAGATGGGATGGTCTTACTAGACAGAATAGAAAGGTAATAGATGTTTTTAGTTATGATGAGTCAACAAGTAGTAGTTTAAATACGTTATTTACAATTGAGCAGACTTTAGCGCAACAAACTTATTTTAGTTACGCAATGGGTAATTACGGTTTTGATTTAATTAGTTGGTATATATTAAAACAATGGCTTGAAACTCGAGAAAAAATGCTTTCTACTAAACGATATTTTAAGTTTAATGACCGTACTCAGCACTTACAATTTATACCTGAACCTAAGACAGACGAACAATTTTACGGCGTCCTGAGTTGTTATGTCGAGAAACATATAAAAGATTTAATTAAAGAGCCCTGGGTACAACAATATGCATTAGCTTTAACTAAAATTACATTAGGAAGAGTAAGAGGTAAGTTTGGTAATGCTCAATTATTCGGCGGTACATCTCTTGATGCTGGTATCCTCGCTGAAGGCTTAGAAGAGAAAAAGGAGTTAGAGAGGAGATTGTTCGAAGGTGCATCTCCAGGCTTTGGAGATGCACCTCCACCTATGTTCTTTGTAGGTTAATGGCTATATATAAAAGAGGTGAGTTTAAAAAAGGTATATATAGGCCTGCTTATAGTCAAAAATTTCTAGGTAAACAATACCCTCATTATAGAAGTTCATGGGAGTTACATTTTTTTAAATGGTGTGATCATAATCCAAATGTATTAGAATGGACTAGTGAGTGTGTTGCTGTACCTTACATAAGCCCTATAGATTCTCGAACGCATAAGTATTATGTTGATAATACTTTAGTATTAAAGGAAAGAGATAGAAAAGTAAAATATTTAGTAGAGATAAAACCTTATAGTCAAACCCAACGTCCGGTAATGCGAGGTCGAAAGAAACATAGTACATTATTACATGAGCAAACTACATATGATATTAATCAAGCTAAGTGGAAAGCAGCTAAACAATGGGCCGACGATCATGGATATAATTTTTTAATTCTCACAGAAAGAGAATTATTTAACGGAAAAAGATAAGATAAACAATAAATATTTTATAGCGCTATGGCCTTTAAATTGCTAGTAGAGAAGACAGACCCTTCTGAGTTTGAATATATAATAGAAGAGAAAAATAATAAATCAGAATCTAGGTTATATATCAAGGGACCTTATATGATGGCTTCTGATGTTAATAAGAACAAACGCGTATACGATTTAGATAATATGATGCAGGAGGTGACTCGGTATGAAAAGGAAATGATTAAAACAGACCGAGCAATGGGAGAATTAAATCATCCTACTACTGCTGAAGTCGATTTAGAAAGAGCATGTCATATAGTTACCGAAATGAAACAAGACGGTAACATTTTTTATGGTAAGAGTAAAGTGTTACAAACACCTTGTGGAACTATAGTTAAACAGTTAGTAACTGATGGTGTTAGAGTTGGTATGTCATCTAGAGCATTAGGTAAGATTGATCAAGAAGCTGATAGTGAAGTTGGTCATGTTACTGAAATGAAGTTAGTTGCGATTGATTGTGTTGCAGATCCATCTTATTCAGATGCATTTGTTAATGGTATTTTAGAATCAAAACAATGGATCTTAAACCGTAGTGGAGACTTCGAAGAGTATTTTGATCAATTTGAAGAGAGCTTAAACCAGCTTCCTAGGAGAGATGTAGATGAATACTTAAGAAATAAGTTCATTGAGTTTATCCAAAAGTTTTAAAAAAATGGTATAATTTACTTAAATAATTATGATGGATCAAAAACCACACATCAAATCGTTTATCAGTAATATTATTGATAAGAATTATGCTGGAGCTACTACACATTTAAAATCTGTAGTAGAGGATAAGCTTAAACAAAAAATCGCGAAAGCGTCAAAAAAACAACTATTTTAAAATATGAGCAACATATCTGATTTACTTAAAGAGGTTAGTAAGGACGTTCTTACAGAAGAAAGTCTAGAGCAAATTGAAACAGCCTTTAATGAGGCAGTCGATAAGAAGGTAGATGATCGGACTTCAATCGCTAACGCGACCGCCTTACACGCTCAAGATGAAGAACACTCTAAAAAGTTAGAGGAGCTGTTAGAAGCTATTGATAAGGATCATACGAAGAAACTTTCTTCAGTAGTTGAGGCGGTTGATTTAGACCGTGCACGTAAGTTAAAAAATGTCATTCACCGCTACCGTCAATCTATTAATGAAGAAGCTACTAATTTAAAAGATACTGTTGTTGAGTCTGTTTCAGAGTATCTTGAATCATATATTGAAGAAGCTATTCCAGCTAAGACAATTGAAGAAGCTACTACGAATCGGAGAGCGTATGATTTATTAAAAGATATTCGTAAGATGCTTTCAGTTGATATGGTATTAGCTAATGAATCTATTAGAGAAGCAGTAAAAGATGGTAAAGACACTATTGAAGCATCTAAGAAAGAAGTTCAAGAAGTTACTAAATCCCGTAATTCAATTGCAAAAGAGTTAAACGATGTAAAGAAGGATCTTTATTTAGAAAAGAAGCTCGTTGGGATGGATGAGAAGAAAACAAATTTCGTAAGAAAGACTTTTAAAGATAAAGACCTAGCTTTTATTGAAGAGAATTTTGATTATACAATCGGTCTTTTTGATAAGAAAGCTCAGGAATCACTTGATCTTTTAAAGGAAGAGGCATTGAAAGACAATAAGACTCAAGATGCTGAAGTTAAGACAATTGAGGAGGGGGCTAAGAAGCCTAACACTCCTGTTGATTATTATGCTCAAGAATTAAGGAGCATGAGACTATAAATGTTGAGGTATATACTACCTGATTCTCCAATGCAACGGAAAAACTATATTACAAATAAAAGGTAATTAATATTATGAACGAAACAAAAGTACGTCCTAATACGGATTATATTGATAATAATAGAGCGGAGCAATTGTTGGAGAAGTGGAGTCCAGTTTTGGACTATACCTCTGACAAAGTTACGCCTATTGAGAACCCGCACACGCGGGTGAACACCGCCATTCTTCTTGAGAACCAAGAGCAATGGTGTATAAGGGAAGCCAACACTTCAGGTGCTGGTGGATATGATGGTGGCGTCAACACCGGTTCAGCGTTTGGTACACCTTCTCTAGGTGCTGGCCAAGCGGCTGGAAATTACGGTAATTCTGACAGTTATGCAACTGGTGATGCCCGTTTACCGAAGATTCTTATACCGATGATTCGCCGTACATTCCCCGAGTTGATCTCCAATGAAATCGTTGGTGTTCAGCCGATGAGTGGCCCGGTTGGTCTCGCATTTGCTCTTCGCTACAAGTACTCTGATACTACTATCGAGGGTACTCCGATTAGTCAGACAGGTGGCGCAGATGCTGTTGGAACTGCTGCAACTGGTGATCCTAAGGGTATCACTGGTGAGTTAGGTCACAACACCCTGGATACTCAGTTCACTGGTAATAGTGCAACTGATGGTCCGACTGGTGATGCCAGCCACGTTGGTGGTATAGCAGAACAAGTCTTTGGTGGAGATGCTAATTCAGGTGCTCGATGGGTATCTGGCGATTTCGACAACGACGACGACGGATTTGCCGCGGCTTTGTCAGCTTTCGAGCTTGATAACGCTAAGACAGCTCCTACAGTTGAGTTGAGCTTTGAGAAGACAGCTGTTGAGGCTGGTACTCGTAGGTTGAACGCTCGCTGGTCAGTTGAACTCGAGCAGGATCTTAAGAATATGAATGGTATTGATGTTGACGCTGAGTTAACAAATGCTATGTCGTATGAGATTCAAGCTGAAATCGACCGTGAGATGATCATTCGAATGATTCAATCCGCACTTGGTGCTGGTACTGGAGTTGGTTATTCTGCTTGGCAGTCTGCTAAAGCTGATGCTCGTTGGTTAGCTGAGAGAAATCGTGATTTCTATCAGAAGTTGATCATTGAGGCTAATAGGATGGCTGTTCGTAACCGCCGTGGTGCTGCTAACTTTATTGTTGCTACACCTCGTGTTTGCGCTCTTCTTGAGATGCTTCCTGAGTTCTCTTGGATGACTGTTGACGGTAACGTTAACACGCAACCGGTTGGTGTTGCTAAGGTTGGTAACGTTGGTGGACGTTTTAACATCTATCGCGATACACGTACCGAGGCGCAGAACTTAAGCAATGCTGCTGAAGTCAATAAGATTGAGTACGCGTTGCTTGGTTATAAGGGTCCTGAGTATTATGATACTGGTATCATTTACTGTCCTTATATTCCGGTGATGGTGCAGAGGTCTATTGATCCTAATTCCTTCTATCCGAAGGTTGGTATGTTGACACGTTACGGCGTTGTTGATCACCTCTTTGGTGCTTCGAATTACTACCATGTAGTGTTCGTGAAGGGCTTGGGTGTTTCACAGGCATTTGTGCAAGGTATCTATTCGTAATCTTTATAAGATTATTTGCAAAGGGCGTTCGAAAGAGCGCCCTTTTTTTTATTGTCTAATGGTCTTAATCCAAGGGATAGTTTCATCCCACATCATATCATCAATTAGGTCTATTTTATTAGCTCTAACTGGATTAATGTCCCATCCTCCTCTTCTTGCATATAAACATGCGACCATTAGTTCTCGCGGGGAGAACCTATCGTACAAGCGTTTATAAATTGTTTCACATATTTCTTCATGGAAATGATTTTCATCTCTAAATGAAACAATATATTCAAGTAGTTCTTTTACTCCTGGTAACCATTGACCTTCGATATGAATAAATACGTCTCCCCAATCAGGTTGTGATGTAACACGGCAGTTACTTTTAAGTAACGAAGACATTACATTTAGATTATTCGGCTGAGCTACAGTGGTATATTTAGTATCAAATATAAATGGATCTTCTTTATACTTAGTAATCTTAATCTCATCCTTTGCTCGCCATCCAGTTGTCAAGTAGTGTTCTAACCTTACATATTTCTTAGTTGGGATAATTGCTAAAGAGCTTGGATGACCATCGTATGATTCTAAGAATGGATTAGATACTCCTCTTAAATCTGTATCACAAGCGAATAATTTAACTT